GCAACTTGCTCAGATAATAAAGCTGTTAATTCAGCCTCAGCATCAATGTTGTGGAACGCAGCAACGTCTTGTGCCATTTCTGGAGACCATTGTGCTCTTAATTTTCTTTCTGTTACAGAAACTGTAACTGACATAAGGTCGAAAGATACCTCACCGATTCTATCTTCAAACTCTAAGTTTTTGTAGATTCTGTACGTAGCGCTAAATGCGTTTGAAGTAGCTGTTGAAGAAGAGAATGTAGAACCTGTGTAACCGTCCATAGAACCTCCACAAGTAATACATACTGGAACTTGTAAGTCAACTTCTAAGTAAATTTTACCTTGAGCATCACATAAGTTGTCATATTGACCACCATCAGTTTTACTGTTAGGGAAAATTAAGTCAGCATTGTTGTTACCGTAATTAACAATACCTTTACCATATCTTTGAGTTACAACTCTGAATAAGTAAGGGTTTGCAGTGTTTGCTGAAGTGTAAACGTTACCAGCAACACCATAAACTGTTAAATCTGATAAGAACGCTTCGTTATCCATTGGTTGACCATCAGGACCGATTAATTTACCAGCTCCATCAGATGCGAAACCTGACATAACGATTAATACTTTTCTATAGTTATCCAAAGGATAAGCCGCAGGAAGTAATTGGTCAGCAACCCAAGCAACAGTAACAACTGGTGCAGTGATAGCTGAGAATTGTCCTTTAGAATAGTCAAATAAACCTGGAGGGTCTAAAGCTGGTTCGTTACCTTCGTAGAATCTATCGTAAAGGTCTTTAGTGTTGTTGTAGTCATAACCACTGTTTGGAGTTTGGTCGTTAGCTGCGTTTGGTGAACCATACGGTGCGTAGTGGATACCATTAACACCTGGAGTAGACTCTGGAGTGTAAGACTGAATGTTAGGTACGAAGTAGAATAATTTACCGATTGGTAAGTTCATAGCTTGTACTGATACGATGTCGTTCGCTAATAATTTAGAGAATACACGTCTAACGATAGGGAAAACCACCGTTTCAAATGCTCCTGTATCAGAAGTAGATGATGCTTCGTTAATTAAATACGATGCTTGGTTTTCATAAAGTTGTGCAACGTTTTCTCTCATGTGACCTTTAAGACCTTCTAAAAAGCCTAATTTGTCCCATTTGCTGATTGTGTCTTCTTTGATAACTTTAAGGTGTTTTAACCCGATGTTACCTACAAGACCTGATTCTAATAATGCTCCCATTTTAGTATTTGTTTTGTTTTAATTTATTTTATTTTTTTAACCTAATTTACCCATTAAGTCCTTCATTCTTAAGAATTGAGGATTTTCGTAAGTTTTTGATTCAATTAGAGTTGTTGATGAACCTGTAGAAACTGTTTTGTTAATTTTTGTAGCTACTGATTCGTTAATTGATTTTGTTTCAACCTTACCTAATTCGTCTTTGATTGACTTATAAAGATTTTTTGATTCTTTTAAAGTTTCAACATCGTCAAATCTTCTAAGGATGTTTATTTTTTCTTTCTTAGTAGTTGAGTGTTCTGTAAACAATCTTGTAGCGTAAGCCAAGTTTGAGTTGAAGATTGCAACTTCATTAAGTTTTTCTCTGAAAACATTTAATGCTTTTCTGTACTCTTCATTTTTTTCTCTCAACATTCTAACTTCTTCTTGAGTAGATTCAACTTTAACACCACTATTACTGTAATTGTAATTTCTGTTATTAGTGATGCCTTTTCTTAATCCTCTACCTTCTTTGGAACCCATTCCTAAAGTTCTTGCAGCTTCTTTAGTTTCTTCTTTTTCAAAAGCTTTTTCTCCCTTAGAATTTGTCATACCTTTTTTAGTAGTGTAATCTTCTTTACCTTTCATGGTTTTAGATTTATCACCCTTATTCATTCCGTAGTCACCTTCTTTAGTTTCTGCTTTAACAACTTTGGATTTTCCTTCCATATTCTCACCTTTCTTGTAGTCGAATTTTGCTTTACCAGTACCCATTGTTTTAGGACCTTCTTTTTTGTCCTCTTTAAATCCTCCTGCAGCTTTACCTTTATAAGAGAATTTTGGTCCTGAGCCAATTCCAACACCTTTAGGTTTTGTTTTTGTAGAACTGTAAGATTCGTTAGTCCAGTCTTCTTCCATTTCTTCGTCTTGTTCGTCCATTTCTTCTTGTTCGTCCATTTCTTCGTCTTGTTCGTCCATTTCTTCTTCGTCAAATTCAATTTCATACATAACTTCATCGTCATCATCTCCTAAATCAGAAGAGTCAACTTTTGATGTATCACCATTGTTTGAGAAGATAGCGTCGATAACGTCTTCAACTGATTCATCCATTTCTTCATCCATTTCTTCGTCCATTTCTTCTTGTTCGTCCATTTCTTCTTGTTCGTCCATTTCTTCTTCAGATTCTCCAAGTTTAACAAGATATTCTACATCAGCATCATCATCGGTTAAATGAACATTCTCACCGTCTTTTTTAACAATGATTCCGTCATCTTCACCCATAGCTTTGAATACCTTTAAAATTTCTTCGTCAGAAGCGTCAGTCAAATCAATTGGACTTTCTTCCGAATCCATATCCATATCAATGTCCATATCCATGTCCTCTGAATCAGAGTCCATATCAGTATCCATATCAATATCCATTTCATCGTTATCAGCAGGCATGTCAATGTCTGCATCTAATTCAACCTCGTCTTCATCTTGTTCAGTAAGAGATTCTTTTACTAATTGATTGATTTCTTCCTTCATAGTTGAAGCAAGTATTCCTTTTGCATTTTCGGCTATAGCTTCTTCAACTTGTTTCATTTGAATAAGAGCCTCTTGAACTAATTTGTTTTCTTTCATGAAAATCTATTATTTTTAACTAATAAATAGTATCAAAATGAGAAAAATATCATTTTATATTGAGATATAAGTTCTTTTTTGATAACTTAATGATGTTAATGACGAATCGGATTGGGATTCAATCCATGTCAGGATATTTTGATAGGTATCAAAAATTAAATATGTTTTTGATATTTCTGTTAAATTGTTTGATAGTGCAATAAAATAAGAGTCAGTAGTTTGACTATCATTAACAATTAATGTGGTATTGTATAATAAGATTGATTGTATTTCTTTACCTGTACCTTCACAATATGCAAGACATTGCGACCATGAGTTTCCGCTTATCGCATAGTTTTCAAGTGAATTACCATTTTTAAAACTTACATTAAATAGCATATTTAATTTTTCTTTCTTATAAATATGTCCAAAACAAAAAAAGTGGTCATTAGACCACTTTTTAATTATTCAATTACTTCATCAATTTTACTTTCGGATACCGAAGTGATTCTCCAATCATGAGTAAACCCTTCGTACTTTCCTGTTACCTTTGCTTCTACATCTGTAACAGAATACCCTTTTACAAGTTTTTCTTCTCTGATTTTTTTGATTTTACCTGTATTTTCATCAGGTAAATCGTACTGAACTTTTGCGACAAAAAATTTTTCTTCCATAATTTAATTTTATTTTCCCAAATAATCGGTTAATTTTTTCATTAAGTCAACTCCTTTGGATTGGAATTCCGAATTTTCGGGTGATTTGTGTTTTTTTTCTTCTTCTAAATTTTCTTCGTACTTACTTCTATCTTCAGGATTACTAAACAAATATGCTCCTGGTGTTGATGGAGATGATACTAAGTCAAAACAAATTAATTCAAAGTCATCTTGTACTTCATTTCTTTCACCTACTTTCTTTAAAGAACCTACACCTCTTGAAGATACTCCCATTGTAACCCCTTGTCTCATTAAGTTAGCTGCTTGGTCTCCTTTAGTGGAAACAATACCTCTTTCGTGAAATCCTGGTGATGTTAATAATTTAAGTTTACCCATTAAGATATTTCCATCCCACCAAATATCAGTAATAATGTGAGATACCCTATCTAAGTCAATTAGAGACGATTCAGGGTGGTTTAACTCTGATGTTGACAAACCTTTAGCAATAGCTTTTTTATAGTTATCTGCCTCTCTTTTTAATATCCTTTCAGGATAAAATCTTCCATTTCTATTTGGTGTATCGTATTTCTGTAATACTGCATAAAACTCAAAAGGATTTCTGTAATCTAAATCCTTAGCTTCTTTTAACATGTCGGCATTACGAACATCTTTTGGGGAAACCCAACCAGCATCCATTTCAATCAATATACCATGACCTACTTCGCTTGCTTCTAATATTCTTAAATTTTTCATTGATTCTTTTTAAGATAAATATACTAAAGAACTATCTTTTTAACTTTATTCGGTTTTTGATAGTGAAAATTCAAAGTATTTGTTCTGAATTACATTTTCTTTGAATATACATTTTATTATTTGTTTTACAGAATCTTTAATTTCAGATGATTTAAAATCTATTTCTTGGTTGGTGTATAAATTAACTTCTAAATTAAAAAATGATTTTTTTCCGTGAGATATTCCACTTGTTCGTAAATCTAAATCAACAATACTGTGTTCCTTAAATAAATCTAAATTAATTGAACTGTATACCGAATGTTTTATTTCTCTACTTAAATTACCTACGATTCTGTTCCAATTATCGTATTCTGTTTTTGGAGTTACCCACGATTGTATGTTTATGTATAATGATTTTAAATTTTTAGAATCTACTGTACCATATACTGATTTTATTGGGTTGTATAGATTTAACTTTACACTTTTTCCTTTTTTCATTAATTTTCATTTGTCAATGTTTATTTGTTTGTAAAAAAATAATACAAATAAGTCCATTTGTCAAAATTTTTTAAAGAATAAAGATATTTGTTATATATGCTAATAGTAGAAGTAAAAAAAGACGGTATTGAAAAGGCACTAAAGACCTTGAAATCTAAAGTAATCAAAACCAAACAAAATAAGATTTTGTTTGATAGAAAAGAATTTGTAAAAAAATCGGTAATTAAAAGAAATCAAAAACTAAAAGCCGCTTACATTCAAAAGAAAAATAGCGGATTAGATTGATTCTTCTAAATTCTTTAATTTAAGGAAATTTAATTGGTCAAATTTTTCAACCTTTAATCTGTCAATCGTTTCAGACAATTTTGTTTTTAATTCAAACTCCTCTTCTTTTTCAAGAATAACTTTAAGTTTGTTGATTGCACTTTCTCTGATTGTCTCAAATTTATTTTCAAGAGATGCTGAATCTTCAGTCATTATTTGAATGAATTCTTTTTTAGAATTTTCATCAAGAGTTTCTATATAGTTACTTAAAGTTTGATTTGCGATTCTAACCATAGATTTTAATGGTAGATTAATAGATTCTTTAACAATCTCATTTTTTGATGTCAAAACTTTAGTAATATTTTTCTTTGATTTTACTCTTTCTAATAAATCTAATTTGTTTGTATAAACAAGTGCATCAATATCAGAATATTTGTTTTCAACAGATTCTGATAAAGTAGATGGGGCTTTAATATTTGGGATTAACTTTTGAATTAAATTAATACCTTCTTCCAAAAAATCTTTTGCGTCAGATTCATTTAATCCTTGAGGAGTACTTAACTGGTCATACAATGAGTACAGTTTAGACATGTTTTTATTACTCAAAACATTATGCTTGAATTCTTTTAAAGATTTCTTGAACTCCTTTTCATCTTTGTAGGATTCAATGAGATTATTCTCAATTATGGATTTAATTTTTCCGAAAGTCATTTTAGGTATTTTCAATATAAATATTAGGAGTTTAGTAACTTATCCAATTCTTTTGAAATTTCTCCTAAAGAATCTTGCCCTTGACCTAAATCAAGAAATGTTGACCCTTCAGTAAAGTTATTTTCTAATAAGATATTCATATTTGCTCTTTTTGATTCAGGTGTCACTGCCGCCTCTTCTCCTCCTGCTGGTGGTGCCGCCTCTTCTCCTCCCGCAGGTGGTACTTCACCCCCCGCTGGTTCAGGAGAACTAAACGCTCCAAGACCTCCTCCACCTAATTCTTCTTCACCTCCTGGTGTTGTAGATGCTCCCGCATTTGCAGTTGCTCCTGATGGATTACCATATAATTTGTCAATATTGTCAAATATACCTGTTTTAGTAATAACTGTAGGTGTTGCTTTAAGTTCTTCACCAACAGCTCTTTCAATTCTTTGTTGTTGTAAATCCAATCTAATTTCTTCATCCGAGAATCCAAAGATATGTTTTTTCGCCCATGTTGAAGATACGGGTTGAATACCGTTTCCAGGGTCTGCAACTAAATCTTTGTATAGTAAAACTTTTTCTTTCCAAACGTCAATTTTTAATAAATCTGCTTGTGTAGATGGATTTGTTAAACCTAATGTAAAGTTTTGTAATTCATCCTCAAACCCTAATAAGAATAAGTGAACAATTGCAATTTTGTTTAACTCAGCAATCATACTTTTTTGAATTCTGTTGATTGTACGAGCAAAACGGATATCTTGTAATGATAAGTTTTTACCATCACCTACAACTTCTTCAAAACCTAAAAACGCTTTAGGTACACGAAGAGCTGTTAATAATTTCTTTTGAATATATTCAATATCGGCAATCTCTGATAAGTTAGTTGCTCCAGGTAATGTTGTAATTGGGTCTGGTGCTGCAGGGTCACGAACAGGGATAAAGTAATCTTGGTCAACCGCCATTTGGTTGAATCTCATATCAACATTTCCTGTTTTTGAATCTACAACTTGTTCTCTTTTGAACTTATTGGCAACACGGTTTACATATGCTTCAACATCATCGTCATTCATGTTTCCAACAAACACTTTAAACATTCTTCTTTCAGGTGCTCTTGACGTACGATAGATTAACATCGCATCTTCAGATAACAATAATTGTTTCCAAATACGTCTTGCTTTTTCCAACATAGAAGTACCATAAGGAAGTTTTCTATCATCACCCAATAATCTAAAGTGAGCAATTTCCCAAGATTGGAATTCCATGTTTCTATTTTTCCAAGTGAAGTGAAGAGCTTTTTTATTCTCATCTTTCTCTTGTGTAATATCAACAGTAATTTTAGCGGCAACTCCAACCTCATGTCTTTCAATTTCAATTGTCGGTAATTGTTGGCATCCAACAACTCCTTTCTCAGGGTCTAATTTAAGGTAAACAAAGTTATCACCATACTTACAAGTGTTTCTTGTCCACATTGGTAAGTTGGTGTTGATATCTAAATTATTATTAAATAAATCCGCTAATACGGATTTGATTCTTTTTGATTCGGAATAGATTTGAAGGATGAAACCATCTTCATTAGTTGTAGTAGATTCTTCGGCATAGATATCTAACGCAGCTGAAATCTCAGGAGTATACTCCATTGATTCATAATCATATTGTGCAGATAATCTTGATGGTTCATAATAAATTGCTTGTGAATACAAGTTATTTTCAACCTTAGCCCATTGATTTGTTAAATAATAAGTTTGTTGAGCTTGAAGTTTTTCTCTCTCATAATCATCACGATTTGGAGTACGCAGAAGTTCTTTCTTATCAAACTTAAAAGTTGGATAATCTTGCTTTAAAAGCGAATTTGGGCCGAATGTTTGGGACAGCCTCTGCCAGACCGTTAAATTATTATCACTCATAATACAATCTTACTAATTACTTTGATAATATAAATACTTATTAGGCACCAAATAACCACCCGTATTTTTGATAGTCGGACCTGGTTGCTTCACCATTATTACTTAAATTACCATTTCTACCCATCTGTGGTACCATTGGGTTAAAGAAGTCAGAAGAATTCTTATTTTCATTAACATTAGTCGCCCATGAATTAATCATTGCCTTTGTATGATTGGTAACTTTTTCTAATGATTGAAATGATTTTTCTGCAACATACAACGCCATTGAAACCCCCATAATACAGTCATCATGATGACCTTTTTGGTGGTCAGGTCGACCATTGATGTAAACAAACGTATTCATCTCATTATATAATCTATTTGAATATACTTTAAATCCGTGTCTAACACCTTCCTCAAACGCAGATATAATTTGAACCCTTTTTGAGTTAAAGTTAATACCTGGTATTTTATCGTTTATTTTTGGGTCCCATTTCCACTTATTACTTGTATCAACATTATCAACATATAAACCACCTTGATAACTTAACTCTTGTAATTTTCTTGCAGTAGAAATACCCATACCTCCTGTGATATCAATTACACAGTAAGCATTGTACATTGTACCCCATTTATAAGCTATTTCAGCTAACACATCAGGTGGAACTTTGGCAACATATTCTAATACTTGTTCTCTTTCGTCAAAATCAATGATTTGGATACACGAGAAGTCCTCAGAATCACCGCGGGATACATCGACCCCCATAACATATTTGTGACCGTTTACGGGTTCTTTAAATATCCACAATGAACCACCCATTAATTTAGCTTGGGGGTCACGTAATGTATTTTTGGAAATGTTCTGCATTAATTCAGATTCAAAGACATTATCACCCGAACCTAAGAAGTTACACTCTAATTCCTGAGCCACTTTTCTTCGGTCAAATTTTAATTTTTTAACCATACTCTCAAACCACGCAGAACATGGTTTATATCCTTGAGTAATGTAATCTGTTACAACTGAGTGGTCTCTATCATATGGATTTTCTATAGACAAATCAAGAATATCTTTGTCGGAATATTCTTCTCGGTTTAACAAATAGTGAACTAGGTCATTAGTTTTAACCATATACAAATCTTTTGTATATCTTGGGTCACGATACCAAAACATCTCAGATATTTTGAAATCATTCATGTTTCTTAATGACTGGTCGTATATTTCGTAATAGATTGGGTCATATCCGTTTGGGGTAGAAACCACAATAACTTTACCCCCTGTAGATAGGGACGCCATACAGGCAGACCAGAAATCTGAGTCCGCTTCAATAAATGCCGCCTCGTCAAATACAAGGATAGTAGGTGTATAACCTCTCAAGGCATCCTTTGAAGTTGCAACCGCCTTTACTTCACAGTCGTTACTTAATTTGAAATGTCTTTGAGAATTTTTTTCTTTTGAAAAGGTAACTCCGACCCATGCAGGCCATTGTTCTGTAAACCCTCTTACCTTGTTAGCCATCTCCATTGATGTATCTAACTTGTTGGCAATAATAAGGATTTTTTCAGGTTTGTTCTTTTTGGCAAATACCAATCGTTTTGATATCCAAGCCGCGGTTACGGTAGATACACCTGCCTGACGATACTTCAATGCAATGTTTTCATTGTAGTTATCGTAATCTTCTATTAAACTAACTTGGTCGGGGAATAAGTCCAAAGGGACATATTTGGATACGGTATTATCGTATGTCTGTAAATAAGTTCTAAGTGCATAAGGAGTATTCCTCATACACTTAGTAACTTCTATAATTAATTGTTCTCTATTCACAAAATGTTATTTAGGTCTCGATATACCTAAACCACTTAAAAAGTCATCTAAACCATCATCGTCATCTTCATCAGAGTCAATATCTTCTTCCTCTTTGTAATTTTCAAATTCATCTTTCATTTGTTTAGCTTCTTTCATGATTTCTTCAAATCTTGAACTAGCTTTTTTATTTTTTGATGAATCTTCTGAAATGGCGTTTCCAATAATTTCTAAAAACTCTTGTGCTGGTATTTGGTATAACAAGATATGGAACCAGTTTATTAGTCCTTTATAGCTTGGGTCAAATATATCATCAGGTAATGCGAATCTAATTTTTTCAACAATTTCAGGTCCAATTCTCAATTGCATTGGCTCATTTGACAATACGTCTGTTTGACCTAAAACTTTTTGACGAAGACCAGGTTCTTGTGGTAATCCATGTCTACCTTTAGCTTCCTCTAATCCTTTAATAATTTCATGACAAAGAATAGGGAAAATCATACCTGTTGCCATGATTTTAGTGTCAGGTTGTTCTTCACCTTCTTCACCACCTTCATCTTCATCAGCATCGCCTAATTCAACTTTACCTGCAACACCTTGACCTGTTTGACTCATCATTTCAATCATTTGTTCCATACTAAAATATAGGAAATCATTGATTGCCATGATGCCCAAATAATCTCTATAAAGAGATGGGTCAATAGCGTCTAATCTTGCTTTAACTTCAGGTTTTTGAAA